TGTTCAAGCAAGAGTTTTGCATCAGATACTGTCATCCATTCATGGACTAAAGTTAGTTTGATAGCATCTTCTTCCATTAGCAATCATTGAAAACTTCACCAACCTGTGATCCTAATTCGGATCCAATGTTTTGTCCCAGCAGTGCTGCCCATCCAGCAGCTAACCATCCAACATAAGGAATGTTCATAACAGCAGGAACAAGAACACCAGTAGCAACAGCACTACCTGCCATTGCACCTTGTGACCGTGCGCCAGCGTCCGCCACTATGCACTCTACGTCTTTCGCAGACTTTCCCTCAGCATCAGTTGCACCTCCGATATTACGAACACCATCCATCGTAAATTGATCACGACGATATTCATTTCTCTTTTCAGTTCCACCACCAAAAAATCCTTTCTTGGTTTTATCAAGATTAAGTGATCTTTCGGACTCTAAAACTTTGGGATCGTTTGCACGATATTCAATCTCATACCCATCCTTACCAGCTTTGATCTTGTATGATGAGTAAGGACCACGTGGGAGGTTGATCGTGGGAGGTTGTGCTTGCTGTGGTTCGGGTTTAATAAGATGTCCCAGAACACCAATGTGAGCGATTCCAACGACAGCACCAACAGTATAGATAAACCACTTCATAGGTTTAGTCTCCTTTCTAGGTTCTGGGTGATTGTCGCTGGGTTGCTCTTTGGCGCTCTGAAAAGGTTTCATGGCAGTTTAATGTCAGGACCAGTGACTTCTGGTAGTTCAGGCACAGCAGAATCTAGCATTCCTGGGAGGGCATTACTAACACCTTCCACTGCTGCCTTAGTAACTTTATTGATAGCGTTCTCTACGAGAGCATCTTTTTGTGTATACAAATAAACCCCACCACCAACGACTGATAGTGATACCAGTCCTGACAGTAGGGCAATAACGTTAATTAGTTTCTGCATTTTTCTTAGGCTCCACAGCGGAAATAACTTCTGGTTCTTTTTTTGCCACTAGTTTTGCCTGACCGTTAGCACCATTACCATTCTTAGCAGGGCTGAGTCCAAAGGCAGCTAGCGATCCAGAAAAGACAGAGGCAATGAAGGTAGGATCGAAATCCATGATCTTTTGACCATTAGGAAGTCGGAAGTATGAGGCAGTGAGTAGAGAGGCAGACCAAATAAGTACTACGACTTTCACCAAATTACCAAGAACTTCACTCTTATCTTCATCGTGGTCCTTCTCTTCTACTTTTGCTTTGGATTTCCCAAACATAGGTAGAGAGCAAGGCACCTCTATTTAGGAAGATAGTTATTTTCTTGCAACCATTTTTTAGTGAGTGGTGTTGGTTCATAAACCTCCCACATATTACCATTCGCACATGCTTCCAATGCTTCCATCGTCATATTCTCAGTCTTACCTGCCCAGGTTGCTTCCTTCTCCCATGGCCATGCTGACTTGGGGTAAGTACGTTTGACCATCTCTTGCCAGATCTCAGGAACATCTTCTTCTGGTCTGATCAAAGCAATCATACTATTTTTAATAGTGCCTGCCATGCAATCTTGTGCAGCGTGCCATCCTTCATGACGCATCACTGACATCAATACACCAGGACGATGCATAAATCTTTTGTTCAAAAAGAAATTATTACTCACAGTATGATAGGCACCACGGTGACCAGGTGGGAAATACTTTTCATCTGCTAGAAACACCCCAACTCCGATCCTATCAAATGCCAAAAGCATTCTGTTGAATTCCAAAGTATGTGGCGTAAAGTCATCAGTATTAGGATACTGACTAGAAACATCAAGAATAGTATGAATTTTTTTGACTCCATCAGTACACTCTCGTAACAACATGCAGCCCATGGCGTCCATAGTGTAATAACCCTTCGTGGGTTTAGCTTCTACCATTGTAGGCGCTGCCATTAAGAGCAGAGCACTAAGAATCAGTTTTCGCATAGTATGCCTCAAAATATTTTACGACTCCAAAAGGAGTTTTGTGACCCTGTGATACCCAATCATGAGCACACTCATAAATGGGTTGGGTTTTGTATTTAGGTTGACACCCTTCCATTTGATGTCCAAACTTAGAGAGGAGAATTTTAAGAACTTCTCCTCTTAGTTTTAGACGATCATCATCATAGCGCCAGTCGTTGTTCATGCCCAGATAAGTTTTTTACTGTAATCGTATGCGTAAAGTTCACGGTTTCCTTTTATCCCCCATCCCAACCAATAATATGCTGGGACCATATATTGGGAAATAGTGTATCCGCGACCTTCAAACTCAGGGAGATAGCGTTGGAAGACACTCTCGTTAATCATGTATCGAGTCTGACCTTCTAATGTACTAGGATCACATGAAAACTTTTCACAAAACTTTCCCAAATTATTATAACGTCCTAAGGATGTCCATTGGATGAGACCATAACCGCCGCGAGTGCAATTTTCATAGGTCACACGAGCACCACCTTCACAGATGTTAGCGATAAACTTTGATTCTTGTTTGATATTGCCCATGATTGTAGCGAGGGCATTACGATCTCGGATTTTAGTATGCTCTTGAAGTTGTGCAAGAACATACTGTTCTGCTTGGGTGCCAGCAGGCAGTTTCCAAGACTTTTCAACAACTGGAATCTCTACTACGGGAGGAGATTCAATCTCACTGATAGAAGGATATGCACAGGCAGCACTAGCAGTCGCTAGTGTCATCATTGCTAGGATTCGTTTCAGCATAATCAAAATAGTCTTTGCGGTAGTACCTGCCGAGGATGTTGCTATTATAGAAGGCAGGAGTGCCATCTGTCAATCTCTCGGTCAGTACGTTATTTAGAAAGAGTTGACGGGTCTCTTCGTAGTTAGTCTTACCAGGAGTCTCATGAAGACTCAGGATTTCTCTAATAAAATCGTCCCGTCCATACGTTGCAATATCATCTTTAAGCTCTGGACAACTACCGTAGTAGTTGCGCCAGTTGCTTTCAGATGTAACTCGCCTTGCTCTTTTACCAGAATTTTTAGATCTAGGCTTTCGTTTTTGCCAAAAGTATTTGCGTCCAATGTACGAACGCTTGGTGGTTTTAGAGGTAATACGGTAAACAAACCCATAGTAATTCCCAAGGTCGCTCCCGTCAAACACCCCGCCAAGATAGGTCCAGGGATTTTCATAGTCGATATTCGTCAATAATATCAAGCACTCGATTCACATATTTATGTGTAAGTTCACGTGCTTGTGATCCATACTTGTGCTCTTCCCAGTAGAGTTCATTTTTGAGTTTCTCTACTCTGGTCTTAATTTCTGCGACTGAGATTTCGTTACGTGGCATCTTTATAGTCGGTTGTTTTTAAAGTGCTTGTCATATTCATTCTTCATAGCACCAAGAGCCCAAGAGTCAGTCAGACTCTGTGGACCCTCAGTGAGAAGTTGAACTTGTTTTTCAGTGAGAAGAGAACCTTTCCAGGCAAGATATGTCTCTGTCCAGGTTCCTCTGTTTTCGTTTTCGATAAACATTAGAGTTGGAATCCAGTAAAGGTGTCCTTTTTAACGTCCTGTTTGATGCCTCCCACAATATATGACTCAACCTCAGTTTCCTGTGGAGCAACTTGAAGACCCTTAGAAGAGATCCAATGTTGAGTCCATGGAAGTGGATTGTTTTTGGCAGCAATATCATAGACTGGTTTCATGCCAATTGCTTTAAGTCTGCGATTAGCAATCCACTCAACGTACTGATGAAGCAGTTTATCGTTGAGTCCAATCATACTACCATCTTTGAAGAGATATTGTGCCCAACGTTTCTCTTCGTTAACAGCACGATCAAAGAGTGCATACAACCACTCTCTTTCCTCCTCAAAGATCTTCTTCATATCAGGATCATCACCCTCTGCCCACTTGTTTAAAATGTTTTGAGTGAGAACTAGATGCTGGTTTTCATCCCTGGCGATGAGGGATATAATTTTAGCACTCCCTTCCATGAGTTTGAGTTCACCGAATGCAAAGCTGCAAGCGAATGAGACATAGAATCGTATGCCCTCCAAAACGTTGACATTTGCGATTGCTCGGAAGAGTTTCCGTTTGAGTTCATACCTCGTTTCTTTGAAAGTACCGGCACCTTCA